CCGCGCGGTCCACGGGGCGCGTGCCGAACTCGATGAAGGGGCACTTGATGCCGCAGAAGCCGGGGCCGCCCTTGCGCTCCTGGTACTTGTCGGAGTCCGGGTCGCAGTAGCTGATGGCCTGCTCAACCGAGCCGTGCCGGTTGTCAAAGTGGCAGCGGTTCGGCAGGTTGTTCTTCAGCCAGCTCGGGCGGACGGTCTTCGCGAAGAAGATCACAAGCTGCATGTGCGGCGTCCAGGGCTTGCGCGCCTGGCGCGACGCGAGGGGCTGCGGGCCGCTGTTCTCCAGCGTCCAGCAGACGTACTTGCAGTTCTCACAGTTCCCGACAATGTTCTTGAGGACCAGGATCTCGGGAATGGTCGGGTTGTTCAGCACGCCGCAGAAGCTGCGGCCCTGCTTCAGGTCAGAGGAGCCCCCGCGGCGCGACGCTGGGCGCGGAGCTGCCATAGCGGCAGCAGCCTGGCGAGCTTGTCGGCGATCGAGGAGTGACTGCATTTCAAACGGCCGTTGAGCAGGCGTTTAAAGCTGATAGTTTAACCGTTAGACTAGTCTATCGGGTCTTTCGCGGCCTCATCCGGGTTCCACGCGATGCTTGTGGGGGATGAGGCTGGGGAGCAGCACGATGAGCTGGGGCACATCGACAGCGTCACGACTGCACCGGAAAGACCCTCAGCAACCGAAGGTTCTTCGGGAGGCGCAGTACGGCTGAGACACTGTGCGCAGGCGGCGGCCATGCGCGCGAACCAGGAGAGACAGGACATGAGGAAGTTTCTGAGAAAATTCCGAATACCCGGGCGCACAGCGCTAGCCTGGCCCAACCGACCGGGTGACCCAACCGACCGGGTGACCCAGCAACCCTAATAAGCCAATGTCAGCGGGCGGTGCGGGCGCAGCCCGCACCGCGCCGGGACGGCACGCCAGTTTTCTCCGTGCTCCGGGGGGACTCGCACCCAGCGTGACGTCCCCGCTTACGACGCGGTGATCTGCTTGCGCTCCGTCCACGTTGCGGTCTGGATGAGATCGATCTCATAGTGGAGAGCATACGAGGTATCCGTCTCCCCTTCGTGGGCGACGCCCATGTCGGTGACACTCAGGATGAAGTAGGCTCCCTCGTCCGGGTTGGTCGAGACCGTGCCTTGGAGAACATCGTCGACGGCCTTCTTCCCGAAGAAGGACTTGGCGCTGAACCCCTTCTTAAGCGTGTGGATGCGCTGCGGCGCAATGAGGGTCGTGTACGACGTGTTCGGCTGCTCGCGGACCGTGAACGCAGAGGTCGGTGCCGTAGGATCGTCCTTGAGCTGGAGCGCGATCGCAACAGGGTCAATGGAGTTCGTCGAGGACTCGGCGTCGGAGAAAACCTTGCACGTGATGTACGCGCTGCTCACCGCGTAGTGGTCATACAAGGCGGCCATCTGGTCGAACAACAGGGGCTGATGCTGGGTCGCCCCGACTGAGTGCTCCGGATCGTACAGAGAGTTGGCGCGCATGATCTTGACCTGCGTCGCGGCTCCCAGCGCGCATTGGAGCACGCCGCGGCAACAGTACTTGTGCTTCACCACAGCAGTCTTGGGGAATGCAGTGACTGAGAGGCGCAGGGGAGCGCTCCGCTTCTTGGGGCGGCGTGCCTTGTGGTACGCGCGCATGGCAGGCGTCACGCTCGCGTACACGACTTTGCTGCGCTTGCGATCCGAGTAGCGGAACCCGCCGTTGCGGGAGCGCTTGGCCATTGTGAAGAACAAGTTCTTCAAGAGTATCAGAAATTTCACGAAATCTTGATACTGATACAGAGGTGTGTGGTAATACTAGGGCTGCGCCCCACACACCTTTTAAACGCCTCACGGCCACTCTCCGTCGGAGTCAAGCTCCTCGGCGTCCTCCTCCTCGTCGGAGAAGTCGTACGACGGCTGGCGCGTGTGGCGCTCCGCGACGACTTCGAAGTCGTCGCTCTCCTCGCCGGACGACACGTCGGGGATCGCGATGGCGAGGCTGCGCCGCAGCACGACGGGGGGGAGCCGGGGGCCCGGCGACGGCGTGCGAGGCGCCGGCGCGGGGAAGTACGGGCCCACGGCGACGCCGCGCGCGGGGGCGGCGGCGGCCGCCGCCGCGGCCGGCTCCTCGTCGTCCGACTCGTCGATCTTGGCGAGGGTCTCGTTGAGGAAGCGGAGCGCGTCCTGGTCGCGCTTGCGCTTGCGCGAGGCGTCGCGCGCGGCGTGCTTGTTCGCGCCAGCCGTCAGGTGCTTGATCGCGTCGATGCGGCGCGCGAGCTGGGCGTAGTCGGCGTCGGTGCGGTCCTCGTACATCTCGCGCGGCGAGAGGTGGGAGGTGATGATGACCAGCTCCGGGCGGAACGCGGCGGTGCCGCACTTGACCTCGACCTTGAGCGGGTAGGTGTCGAGGAGGCGCAGCAGAAACTTGTACGAGATCGACTTGTCGTTGTCGAAGTCGTCGAAGATGACCACCTTCGGGTTGTCGAGCCCGTCGAACCACTTGTTGCCGGGCATCTTGCGGTAAACGCCGCCGCCGTGGGCGATCGCGAGGGCCACGGCGGCGCGGGACTTGCCGGCGCCGGTGTCGCCCCAGAGCCAGAGGACGCGCTTCTCGCGGACCTCCTGGTTCTGCTGCTTGTAAAGCCCGTAGGTGAAGAGCCCCTTGTGGTAGCGCACCGTGGAGGAGAAGTGGGCCTCGAAGAGCTCCGCGTTGCTGGCGCCCGCGTCGATCATGGCCTTCAGCTCCAGCAGGTCGTTGCGCTTGCCCGCGCGGTCCACGGGGCGCGTGCCGAACTCGATGAAGGGGCACTTGATGCCGCAGAAGCCGGGGCCGCCCTTGCGCTCCTGGTACTTGTC